TGCGGCGTGTGGCTGCGCAACTTGTATCGCCATGATAAGCCACAAAAAGTGTTTCATATTTGCTTTGAATAAATATTTGCGTGTCATGTAATGTTTTGTATTTGTTTTTAATGATTTGCAATGTGTCTAATTCTTTTTGAACAACTCTGATGGCCGGGCCATGAACAACATTGGTTTGTTTTGGAACTGCAAAATGAAGGTATGCAAAACCACCAACAAATAACAACACCAACAACAAAATGGTCAAATCAACTTTCCGCATCGTTTTTGGTGTTTGCAAATTTGTCGATGGATGTGAATCCCAAACAACAAATCACAATCCATTCAACCGCTTCAACCAATTCTTTGGATGGCGCGATGTCTTGGGGTGACAATGAATTGTGGGCCATTGTCCCAAACAAAATGAATGATCCGACAATTCCAACAAATCGTTTGGAACTGAATTCGCCTTTGTCGCCCTGAAATATTTGAAAAATCTTTTTCATCTGCCTTGACCGCGATATTTTTTTGCGGGTTTATTGTTTTTTGAGTGAACACCTTTGTTTTTGCGCTTTGGCTTTGGTTGCCAACTCACGCCGGATGATGTTTTTGCCTTTGCCATTATTTTAAGCCGTTTAATTTTAACATGTTGTTGATTGACGCGGTGTCCATGCCAACCAATCCGGTGTCAACGCCCATGAACAACATGGTTGATGTCATCGCCTCGATTTTTGTTTCAGCGGTTGCAACGGCTTCTTTCAATTCGGCCTTTTCGGCAACTTTGTTTTCAACCAATTGTTCGCCTTGCTTCTTTGCAGCGGAAACAACATTGGATGCCATTTTCATGTTGTTTTCAACGCGCTTCAACATTTGTTCGATTTCGTCCACATTGGGCGTGTTTACAGCCCCGACCGGGTAAATCATTTCTAATGTCAAAATGATGGCAACAAAGGCCGTTAAAATCGTTTTCATAACTTTTTAACGGTGTTAATGATTCGCAATTCCGTAATTGCGGCCGACAATGCCGAATCCGATTTTTTCAACGCTGATGACATCCGGTCAACTTTCAAATCCAATTGGTCAATTTTTTGATTGGCCTTTTCGATTTGTTCGGTGTACGAACTTTTGACATCATAGTACAAATATGAAACGGCCGCCAACATACAAAATGCCACCGCGGCCACCGGGTTTTTCTTGAACTGGTCAAACGAAACGGGCAACGCGTTTGCGTTAATTTGCTTTTTTACTGTCATTTGATGCGATTGATTTTTTTACTGTAATAAACCACCGCCAACAAACCCGAAATAAGACCAACAATACCCACCACAAAGGTAAGGATTGGCTGATAAGTTTGCGTGAAAGTGATAATTGCTGAACTGCCTGAAATGGCCGTGGCAATCGCCGCCGTGGTGTCATTATTAAATTTGTTCATTTGGTGTTGGAATTACACAATATGGCGAATCGGGGAATTTAGCGCAAAAGGTTTTGAGATACAAATTGTCATCCCCCGAAAAAGTATGCACCCCGCACGGCTTTGGGAACACCTCAAACGGGGCAAAACTTGCGGGTGGTTCTGCATAAAATAGAATATCCACCGCCCATTTGTCGGACTGCTTTATGCATACGGGTTTGTCATCCACTTGCCCCCACTCTAAACAAATAAAACCTATCTCAACAACTGCGCAATCTACCCAACTTTGGACTTTTGACCCGTCGGGAGTGGTTGTAGTTGTTTCTATTAACTTGCGAAGGGTTGCCCATTCGGTAGGGGTGAACTCAAATTTAGAAAACTTTTTCATTTTATGCGGTTAATGATGCACATTCAGCATCCGTTAAATTGTTTTGAAAAAATATAAATTGTTTCACTTTTAATGGCTTATCCAAATAATTGCCATCAATGGCAAACCTATTAAATGGGTTTGAATAAGTCCCCGTTGTTGATGTTGCGGCTAATGCCCCATTTTTGAAAAGTTTTGCGGTTGTTCCGCTTTCTTGTTTCCAAACCATTTTTGTTGACGACGCTATGCCAAGACTATAAGCATCCGCAAATCCAAAAACATTTGCATATCCATAAGCGCGCCCCAATATTGAAGAACTGTTATAAATTGAAAGCCAATCGGTAGCGGTTGTACCTAATGGGGCTTCCTCACATTCCAAATAAGCGCAAAATGTCATATCAGTATTAGGCAAATTCACCGTCATCACATCCGCCACCCTTGTGGCACTTGCTGATGTGGTTGGGATGTAGGATGTGGGGTAAGACGAGGCTTCGAGTTGTGCGCCCCAAATGTAATAATCCGAACTTGAATTTCCTTTTAATATAAAACGCGCCGCACCACCTGAACCTTTTGTCGCGGTTAGTGTAATTCTATACCATCCGTTTGCGTGTTGTTGCCAAGTATATGTGGCATTTGACCAACCCGTTTGTGAAGTTGTTGTTCCTACTCCCGTCGCAACATTTATTAAAACAAACGCTTCGCCCGTGGTGTCATTCGTCATTCCTAAACCTAACGAATTGTTATTGATAGGTTTCACAAAAATACTCGCAGTATAATCACCCGCAGACGAACCCGCGTCATTAACATTATACAATGCATTAGCGGAATTTGTAGTCGTTATTTTGTCCGCATTTTGTGTTCCGTCTGGGCTTGTCGCTTGGTTGGTAGTTATGGTTGCACTATTATATAAACTCCATGTTGTTGAAAAATCTTCACTTGGAAATACTGCGTTCGTACTCTGCTTCTCCAACAACAAACTCGGACACCCGCCCCCGCCATTTTGATAGGTTAGGCGTGGTACATTTAAGCGGTCGGTAGTGGGGAAATAGGGTTTTGCGGTTGAGCCGATGTTTAATTGTGCGCCCCAAATGTAAATACCCGATGTGCCATCTCCCAAATAAGCGGGCGTGCCTTCTGCAAGACTTGGCGTTGTGCTATTTGATGTACTAATTTCATATTCTGTTGAAGTGCTTGTTGCATTCATAGATATTGAAATTCGATACCATCCATTAGGAAAAGAAACAATGTCAAAAGATGTTCCCGTTGGAGAGCCAACCGCACTTGTAGAAACATTTAAGCCCGTTTGCAAATCAAATAAAGCCGAAAATCTTGGCGATGCAGTACTCGAAGTTTTCAAATTTATATTGGCATACCTTCTTGTACTTTGTTTACAATATACACTTAATGAATAACTTTGACCCACAACAGATGTGAACGCCCTATAAATCATGTGTCTGCTATTTGTGTTTGATTCTATTAATGAATCAGCAGTCAAAGTTCCAATAGGTGAATTTGTTGAATTTGCCGTGATACTGCACTCTAATTTTGGCCAACTCGCAGTATCAAAAGTTTCCGATTGCTCTAACAAATTCCACGGGCAAACCTCAACCAATCCCGCGCTATTTACTCGCGTTCCGTTGGATGCACGGGTGAATGATAAATCACCCGACCCATCGGTGGGAATTGCTGAAAATACGGTATCTTCTTTGTATCCGGACGGTATCATTACCAATGACGCGGAATTCAATAAATCGCTCATAAATTATAGATTGTTTAATTTGTTCAACAAACATGAAACGCCTTCATAATACCCGCCATCGGCGGTGACGCGTGATTTGTACGCAACAACGATGGGCCAACCTTGACCCAAATATTGCGCGCTTCGAATGCCAATTCCTAATGCGCTAATCCCAATCATGTTAATATGCGATTGCCGACCCGGTCGAAATTACGAACCCGGTGATTTTGTTGCCTTTTCCGGCGGGCAAATATGCCCCTTGTTGAAATGTGATTCCCGACATGCCACGCGCCGACAAAACATTGGTTGATGTTCCGTTTTCTTGGGTGACTGTGAACGATGTGAACACGGTGTCCTCCTGAACAACTAACGCGTCATAACTTACCGATGTAACGGTCGCCGCGGAATGATATTTGAATCCATCGTATCCGGCAACGATGTCAATTGATGCTTCTGCCATAATGCTTCGAAAATAACATCGTGACAATAAACATTTGCAACATTTATTGAACAATCAGCCACCATTG